TGGTCAGCGAATATATGGCGCGATCAACGGCGTCGAGTTGAATGCGCGCATTGCTCAACTCGTCTCGCCAAAATTGCTCGGACGTTTGTCCGTATGCTGGATTGCTCGTGTCTATAATTGCCATGAGCCAATAATCAACCGATGATATTTGAAAATCTATTAAGCAAGGGAAATAATTATTACGATTTCGCTTTTAGGTATTCTTCTATTTCTGCTACTTTAATTCCCGACCATTCCGCAATTGCTTTTTCTTTTTGTGCTCCGTCAGATTTGAGCCATCCCGGAAGGAGAGCGACGGCGTCGCACATGAGGAGATACGAAAAGTCCAAGTGAAGATATTCTCTTTCACTCGGAATTCTCCCGAGCGTCCTTTGTAACGATGTGCCTATGTCTATGGGATTCATGACAGTATGGCCCGCAACCATGAGAAGTCGAGCCGCTGCTCCAAATCGATCAGGCGCGGTATCTCGGCTTGAAGAAATAGGACCGGACAGATAAATAACCATATTGATGTTTCCTTTCTAGGCCGCGTGGCCGTTGTTATTTTTGTTCATCCGTGAGAGCCCCCCCCCCGCAATTCTTCGGGAGAGAATAAGAGGGCCTGTGCTTTATAATCATTAAATCGTTCTTCTTGCGCATCGAAATAATCCTTGTCTAGTTCGGTTGAATAGAAATCAAATCCAAGGTCGAACGCGGCTATCCGCGACGAACCAGAACCGAGGTGAGTATCAAGAATCTTGTCTCCTGGTTTTGCGTATCGCTGAAGAATCCACTTATAGAGCGCAATCGGTTTCTGTGTTGGGTGAATACGCTTGACGCCAATCTCCCCGGAGCGGTGAGCACCATCCCAGATATAGGAGAATTTCTCTAGTCGGCGACCGAATGAAGTCCATGCAAGTTCGCCCGCGCTTTTAGTAAATCCCGGAGCAGTCCCTTTATCCCAGAATATCCACCCCATTGATCCGGGCAACCTGTCGGAGAAATAGTTCCCGCCCCATATAATTTGATTTTTTGAAACTCGCATGAGTTCCTTAAAATACTCGGGCGGCGGCGGCAATTTGTCCCAATGCTTTTCCTTTATCTCGACGAACTCCCGCCGTGCCTTGGTGTCTTGCCCATAACCAAGGCGATCGGCTCCAATACCATAGGGTGGGTCGACTACCGCGAGGTCAAAGAAACGATCGCCGAATCGAACCATGTAATCCATGCAGTCAATGTTTAGTGCTTCGCTTGTCATTTCGATTTGCCTGGACCCACCATGCTCCGAAGCAAACCGACAATCTATAAACAATCAGAGTATTTTTTATTCAACCCAATAAAACGCAGATGCCTTGGCATATTCCCAGAACGACAGCCAGTCGAGACCCGCTAGTCCAAGCTCGCCTCGGCAAATATCGTCCGCGAAAATCTCAAGGGCGGCAAGATTGTAGACGTAGGTATCGAAGGCATGGTTATCGACTCCGGGTTTTTGTTTCCAAATAGTCCGCAAGTATTTATTTGTTTTTCTGTCGTATTCGTCGACTTTATTTTCGGCTTCGAACATGCGGAAATAATCGTCGTGAAAATCGTCGGGAAAGTTTGAATACCATGACGGTTGCTTGGTTCCCTCATCCCATTGTAGGGAATTGAGGGAGCGTGATATACGATCCTTTAATTTCGTTGTGTTGATATGGTATGCGAGCGGAAGGCCTATGCGTTGAAGTGTTTGCTTATCGAATAGTTTATAGGTTTCGCCTGCCTTGATATAGTCGGCTCCCTTGCAAGCGTAAACGCCGGAAGAGTACCGACCGCAGAATGCATAAACATAATCCGTATATTTCCCCGAGTCGACCAGCATAATAGCGATTCGATAATGCTTGCCGTCGGTTCCGGTGAATGTGGTGTTCTCAAAATAGGCCCCAAGCGTGTCCCATGGTCCGCCGAAGTCCTCGGTGTCTCCCTCGATTGAAAAGAAATCTATAGTCCAAGTGGCTCCGCCCGTTGAATATCCTTTTATATCGACGAAGAGATTACGCTTTTGGACGTCGACCGATGCAATGATGATGAGCATCGAGCTTCCGCTGTCTTGCTCCGCTAAGTCGTTCGGTATTTTCCCTCGGATGAAGCCGTAACGACGGTGCAGCATCGCTTTTTCATAGCGAATCTGCTCGCCGGTCTCCTTGAAGGGAAGCCCCTGCTTCGTGTTTCTGAAAACTCGATATTTCTCCTTGTCTTTCACACGGTTGTGTTCGATGTCCCAGCATTCGGCCCATAGGGTGGCCATCTTTTCCCAGGAGAACATACCCGGTGGGTTATAGAGCGGAGAAATATGGAACGAATGCAAGAAAGGATCGCTGCTCTTTTCGGTGGGGCGCCATTCTCCCGACTCCATGATCGAGGCCTTTTCGTAATTTTTCATCGTCTTCCCGCACGCGGGACATTTATAGGCTACGGATTCGAGGATGGGTGCAAACTTGTCATCGTGTTCAAAGACTATTCCATAAACTATCCCCGTCTCGGTGATACCGTGCCATACCAATTCCTGCATATATCCACATCGCGGACAAGGAACATAATATTTTTGCTGGTCGCCAGCGAGAAAGCGCCGCCAGATTAAGGAGGTTTGCTCAACAAGCGGTGTTGATTCTTCGAGTATTTTTAATTTTCCCGAACCTGCATAAGCATCTGTTCTATTTTTGATGAGGTCGAGAACTGAACCTTCGTTCTTGAGATTCTCCGGGAAGGTATCGATCTCCGATGCAAGGGCAACACGGTAGGACATTCCTCTGAATCTCGTCGGACTCTTTCCTCCATAGCAATGTAAAAATCCGCCTGGATATTCCTTCGAAATTGCTGTATCGCCAGACTCACGAGACCGACGTGCTTTTTTGTTTTGCGAAAAAATAAGCCCACGCGCCCCGGCGCCATCAATCATTTTCTCAATCTTCGTTTGTACGGACGTTTTCATAAGACCCGTATCGGCCGTGACGAACATTTGCGACTGCGGATTCGCCATAATGTTGTAGAGCATGATGGTTTCAAGTACGTCCGTTGTCGAACCCATCTGATTGCCCTTGCAAAGAACAACCTCCTGGGTTGGGTCAAGGGGGCTAAATAGGTCAACTATTTTTCTGAAATAGGGCGTGCGCGAATATGAAAACTTTCCAGGGAACGGAGTCAGGTCCGAGGATATATAACGAACGCGCTCGGCAAATTTCGAAGGCAATTCATATTCATGCGCCTGGGTTAGCTTTTGGAACTGTTCGACTAGAAAGTCGATATCGCATTCGGGAACTTCAATAGTCATTACGATCCAACCTCTTCAAGCTTTTCCTTGATCTCCGTCAATGGATCGTCTTCTTGATATTTTGTCTTTAGTCCATTGATCTCTTTAGTGATGGCCTCTTTTGCATTACCAATTATTCCTGTCAAACCATTTTGTAGAATTATAACGGTATCGGCTCGCGCGCTTGTGGGTGATGTCTGGATCTTGGCGACGATGGTATCGATGATCGATTCGGGGTAATCAATAAGTTGATTCATGAGCACGTCGAGAAATGAAAAGACGCGAGAAATAATAAAATCTTTCTCGACAAGTTCATGGCGTCTCTCTTTTATGCGCTGATCCTTCTCGTCGGCGGACGTGAGGTCTCGCAGAATATGAACGTATTTTTCTACGTTTGCCATGTTCCCATATCGCGTTACGAGTTCGCGTATCGTGAGCCCGAGCAATTCCTCGGGTATACCTTCCGCCCTTGCGGACCCGGTGGCCGTTGTCGCGGTGGCGCCTGGGGCGGCGATTGCGCCTGGAGAGGATGAGGACAGCTTCATTGGTTTTATGTTATTCGACGGCCTGATGTTTCCGCCACCGAATGCGGCGGCATCTTCTGTCTTCCGCCGCCGGGTCTCCACGTAGGCGCTATTCACTGAATTATCGGTGTCTAAAAGCCCTGCCGAGTTGACGATGAGGGTTTTATTCTTGATTTTTCCAGACACCGTTGCCCTTGAAACTTTCGCTAAACGGGCAAAATCGGCCTGCCGTATCTCCATAGAGTGCAATGTAAGGCCATGCGTAAGGATAAACTATTAACCGTTAGGACTTTGTAAGGCCAGTTCCAAACATGGCAGGCAAGCGGGAAGAAGGACTCGTCGCCGAATAATTGCACCGGGGTGGGGGGGCTGACAGTACCTTGAAGCCAAGGACATCGGTAAAACATGTGGGTATTTCTAAATCGTTTACTTTTTAAGTATATATATCATAAGTAAATATTATATTTTCTATCGGTCAAGATTTCTCGCTTAATAAGGAAGAATGATTCGGTAAGGTAATTCCGTTTTGAAAGTCTCTCCTTATTCAAAAAAAATCAAATAATTTTTTCCCCTGTAAAAACTTTCAAATACTATATTATTTCCTTTACCTCACGTAAAAAAAAGATTTAATAAGTCTTTATTATATATATCTTTATGATTTTAGCGGTAAAACTTTGTTAGGACTGTTAGGACTAA